TTCGACAGCCTCTCGGCGTCAGGTCAGTCCCTCGGGTCGGTGATCGGCAGCGTATTGAGCACGGCTTTCACGGTGCTGACCTTGCCGATCCGGGCGGTGGGCACCTTGGTGGGCTGGGTCATCGAGGGCTTTACCGCCTTGGTGTCGTTTTCACCGTTGCAACTCATCAGTGCTGCCTGGCAGCCGGTGGCGGATTTCATGACCGGTCTCTGGTCAGGTATCACTGCAACCGTCGGGCAAGCCATCGACTGGATCGCGAGCAAGATCGGCTGGGTGATGAATGCCGGCAAACAGGTCGGCGATTGGTTCGGCTCGCTCTTCGGTGGAGAGAAGCCTGTCGCATCCACGACCACCGTTGCAGCCTCCCCGCGTCCGGCAGCGGTAGGCAGTACGGCCTCCTTGACTGCACCACGCCTATCCGTGGGGGCGGCTCCGGTGTCCATCTCGTCGATGTCAGCGGGTAACCCGCCAGTGACAAGCGCCAGACCGTTGTCGATGCCGGCTCAACCGCTGGCTCCGCGCGGGAATACCAGCGTGTCGCTGTCTGCTCCGATCACGGTCAACGCCCCGCCCGGTATGGATGCACGCGAGATCGCGGCACTCATCGAGTCGCGCCTGCGCACCCTGATGCGCGAGACCGCCCGCAGTCCGGCAGCGGCAATGTACGACTGATCCCAAGCACGTCAGTCTCCTTCCCTATTTTTTGTCGAGGTGTGACATGGCCGAACGGGTGATGTTGGGCCTGGGCGAGTTTCGCTTTGAAATCGCCACGGCCGCCTACCAGAAGTTCTCGCTCAACCAGTCCTGGCGATGGCCGGAACAAGCGCGTATCAACCGCGATCCGGCACTGCAGTTCGTCGGCCGCAACGTCGGCGAGATCGAACTCGATGGTGTGATCTACCCGGGCTTCAAGGGAGGCCTGGGCCAGATCGAAGCGATGCGTGCCCTGGCCGATGCCGGCAAGCCACAGCAGTTGATCGATGGCTTGGGCCGCATTTGGGGTGCCTGGGTGATCACGGAGATTGGCGACACCCGCACCGTGTTCACCGATGACGGCCAGCCGAGGAAGCTGGAGTTTCGGGTCAAGCTCAAGGCCTATGGGGAAGATGACCTCGGGCAGGCCACGATCAAGCCAACAGCCCGCGCGGCATCGGCGATTGCCTCGGCGACGTCTGTGACCGAAGCCACGACCAGGCTGGCGGCGCTGACTGCTGCAGCCGAGGCCCTGCCTGAGATCACGCCGGCGATGACGCCAACCGCGCTGCAGTCCGCGATATCGGCCACCCAAGGGGTGGTCGCTGAAGTCACCCAGACCGTTGCCGGCATCGCCAACGAAGTTTCTGGTGCGATCAACGGGGCCGTCGGGGAACTGCGGCAGGCGGTGCTGGATGCGATCCCGCCGCAGGCCTTGCAAGCGGTACGCGATGTGCAGGACGCCGTGGGCGAGATCATGACGCTACGCCAAAGCGTGCAAGCCACGGTCGCCGGCGTCAAAAACCTCCCCGCAGCCTTGAAGCGTGATGTCGCAGGCATCGATGGCGCGTTGCAACTGGCCAGTTTCCGGATCAAATCCTCTGGCGATGTGCTGCGCGATACGCAGATGACCTTGTCCACCATCGCCCGCCTGGGCGACGCTGCCGCCACCCGCGCCCAGCAGGCCGCCGCTGACACGGGCGGCAGCATCGCCAAGAGCGCAGAGCAGATCAATGCCTTGTGTGCCAAAGCTCAGGGCTGCACGGCGAAGATCGTCGAGAAGTGGGAGGGATGGCATGCCTAAACGCGTCACGACCCACGACGGCGATGTGCTCGATGAGCTGGTCTGGCAGCACTACGGGCGCAGCGACGTTCTGTCGGCCGTGTTGGAAGCCAATCCGCACTTGGCCCAGAGGCCCCCGGTGCTTTCGGCCGGCTTGCTGATCGAACTCCCTGATCTGCCGCTACCGGTCGAAGCGTCGGTGATCCGGCTGTGGTCGTAAGGAGGCAAGGATGCAACCGATATTCCGCATCTACGCCAACAGCCAAGAGATCACTGCCGCCATCCGCGACCGCCTGATCGAATTGGTGGTCACCGACGAAGCCGGCATCCAGTCCGATGAGCTGAAGCTGACGTTGGACGACCGCCGCCGTGAGGACGGTTCCATTGCCGAACTGCCCCGGATCGGCACGGTGCTGACCGTCTCCATCGGTTATGCCGAAACCCGGCTGGTGTCTTTGGGGCGTTTCATCGTTGATGAGCTCGAGATCCGCTCGCCACCGGCCACGCTGTCGGTCTCGGCCAAGGCCGCTGACATGGTCGGACCGTTTCGCAGCCCCAAGACCCGCTCGTGGGATGAGACCTCTCTCGGAAAGCTGGTCGCAGCCATCGCCGCTGAGCACCGCTATCAAGCCAAGATCGATCCGGAGCTGGGCGCCATCGCGATCCCGCATCTGGACCAGACCGCCGAGTCGGATATGGCGCTGCTCACGCGCCTGGCGACCAAACACGATGCCGTGGCCAAACCCGTGGCCGGCTTCCTGGTACTGGCCAGGCAAGGGGCGATCAAGACCATCACCGGGCAGGTGATGCCGACGATCACCCTCAGATCCAGTGATCTCGCCGAATGGCGCTACCGACACTCGGCCCGAAAACCCGGCGGCAGTGGCTCCACCAAGGACCGTGATACGCAAAAGCCACCAACCACGGCTACCGGCGGCACCAAGGCCTACTGGTGGGACTTCGAGAAGGGCGAGCGCCGCGAAGTCACCACCGGCCAGCCGCCTTTCGAGGAAATCCGCTACGTCCATGCCACCGAGGCCGAGGCCAAGGCGCGGCCGCGACGCGCAAGAACACCGGGGAACGTGGGCAGGGCGAACTCTCGTTCAGCCTACCCGGTGATCCGAGGCTCGCCGCCGAGGGACGGCTGTCGCTCTCCCTGCGCCCGGGTATCCCCACAGACTGGCGCATCAAGCGTGTCGAGCACCGCCTCGGTGCCCAGGGCTACACGACGCAGGTCGAGTGCGAGCGCTTCACCGCGTCGCCCGTGCCAGTGACCGATACCCCCACTGAACCCAGCGCATAAGGAGGACACCGTGCCCGAAAAAGATCCTTCGACCTACGGCCTGATCACCTACCTGTGGGTGACGGGCCTGGCCGCCTGGGGTGGCCTGGTCAATTTCTACCGCAAGGTCAAATCCGGTGAGACCCGTGCCTTCAACGTGGTCGAGCTCATCGGTGAGATCGCCACCTCGGCGTTTGCCGGTCTCATCACCTTCTGGCTGTGCGAGGCCGCGCAGTTCAATCCGCTGGTCACCGCCGCCCTTGTCGGTATTTCCGGCCACATGGGCAGCCAGGCTATCTACCAACTGGAGCGCTGGGCGCAGACGCGTCTGGGCAAGGAGCGGCCATGAACCCCATCGACACCATCCTCGACGAAATCATCCGCCGTGAGGGCGGCTATGTGAATCATCCCGCCGACCGGGGCGGGCCAACGAACTTCGGCATCACCGCGCAGACGCTGGGCAGCTGGCGCAAGCTCGGCCGACCGGCTACGGCTGCCGAAGTGCAGGCGCTGATGGAAGCGGAAGCCCGTGCCATCTACCGCCAGCAGTACATCACTGACCCCGGGTTCGAATCCATCACGCATCCGGCGCTGCTGCATCTGCTGGTCGATTCCGGTATCCATTCCGGGCCAAAGCGGGCGGTGCAGTGGCTGCAGACGGCACTCGGCGTGACGGCCGATGGCGTTATCGGCCCCAAGACCCGCGCGGCATTGGCTGCCGCCAACCCAGGCGTGCTCTACGGCAAGGTGCTCGGGCAGCGACTGCGCCACCTCGGTCGGATGATCACCCATGATCCGAAGCAGTCGGCGTTCGCCGCCGGTTGGATGAACCGGATGGCTGAATTCGTGGAGGGCTCGGTATGACCCCGATCCTCACCACCTTGGCCCCGGGCCTGCTCGAAGCCGGTAGCCGACTCATCGACCGTCTGGTGCCGGACCCGGCCGAACGCGAAAAAGCCAAGCTCGCGCTGCTGCAGGCGGAAGGGCAGCTGGCACTGCAGGAGATGCAGACGAGTCTCTCGGCGATCCTGGCTGAGGCCAACTCGCAGGACCCCTGGACCAGCCGGGCACGGCCGACCTTCCTCTACGTGATCTACGGCGTGATCCTGCTGTGCGTGATGGGCGCCATCATCGGCATCTGGTGGCCAACGCACGTCTTCCAGGCAGCGGAGAACCTGAACAAGCTGCTGGGCGCGGTGCCGGAGAGCCTGTGGTGGCTCTTCGGTGCCGGCTACCTGGGCTACACCGGGGCGAGGAGCTTCGACAAGTGGCGTGGGCCGGCTCGGTGACCGGTGTTGCCGAGCACGACAGTCTGAGACGACGATCCCCCGATCTCACTGCCTTCACGGGTGGTGGGGTCGGGGGATTTTTGCGTTTGTCAGGTCGCGTTAGCGCCAGGGGGGTTCATCGCAGCAAAGAACGCTGCGGTATTGATGATCTTCTTTTCGGCGGCCTCTGCACGCTTGTTATGCCGACTGAACTGATTCCGAAAAAACTCCGTATCGGCATTCTGCTGTAGTTGCGCCAGGCATCGAACCCAATCTATCGCCACGGTCGAGCGGTGTTTCGGCTTATCACCGTAGGGTATGTTGTACTCAACCACCGGAAAGTCTGCTCGATGATTGGTTTCGAATCCTTCAAGACAACCGGGATCGACGGCACAGCCATTCCTGAAGTATTTTCATAGAAGCAGTGCTGACCATAAAAGTCATCTTCCCGCTCTGGGGCGAGGGAGGAACCACTATAACAACCAACTCATCAGAATTTTTGAAAATAATATTGTAGTCACCATTCATGAACAATTGATAGCCTCGGTTAGGCATCTCTCTTAGATAATACTTAAATAATTCCTTCTTTGCTGGCCTTTGTTTCATAGGAAGCTATTTTCCTTTCCTCGCCTGTCCCGGTAGTTACCACATCATCCTGAAGAAGCTTTGCTCCCCACGGTATAGGTACTCCGGCAAAAGAAAGTTCGTAACAGGATAGGAAAAACAGACGATAAACGGCAATATCAAGGCTTGGCTATGCTCTCTCATTACACTTCCTTTCTGTTAAATTAAATCGTAAATATTATATCAAAAATCCGGTATAATATCAAAAAGCTGGCTGGGTGGAAATATAGAACCATCCTTAACATTGCCAGATGCCGATTGCGTTATGGACGGCCAGTCTGTAGTGTATATGCCGTAATTTATGCTTTCAGGGTTAGTGATCCTGGTAACTTCTACCTCAAGCGGGTATGAATTGGATGTATTATTTTTATCCCAGACAAAACATGGGATATCTTCAGGGGGATAGGCAATATAAAGAGCGAGGAAAGCGACACTGGCAGCTGCGGCGATAACGGTAGCTGCTGTCAAATAAGCCGCAGACGTAGTATAATAAGCTCCGAGAAGAGTATAATAAGCTCCTAGAGGACACGCCCAACAACATTCAGAACAACCAGAAGAGGAAGCGATATTAACGATGATTATGACGATCCTTTGCCGGACTATTTGGAGGAATGGGTAGTCGGCGCTCCTATTCCAATACACCCCAAAAAGGACAGGATGTTGAATA